GAAGTATTCAATTTCAAAGCTCCAGAAGTAAAGCCCAGAAGTTTCATGTATCGATCAACCACTCCAGCAAGAGTCGCAGAAGCTTGAAAGACAGGATTCAATCTGGATCCCTTCTCTGTATAGTCAAGCGTTTCAGCTGTTCGCTGCTCGTCCATGACCTTCTCTAGCTTGACCAGAGTTTGAGCGAGGACAGTCGCATTAAAGATCTGGACAGGGAGCCATTGCGTCACTTCCCTTGAGGATATGATCCCTTTAAAGAACATCAATTCTCGACTTGTTAGCTTTGTCGAGGGTTCAATTTCAATCTTTGCAGTCTGAAAACGATCAATTGCTCCTGTGACGCTGGTTCTTGCTGTTTTTCTCATAATTCCTCCATTTTTACTCTATATCTCAAAATTCAGTTCCCATAAAATCAAAGACTTACAATCCGTTTTTGCAATTATCAAAAATTTTTCCTACCTCCCCCCTGACTTTGATCGCCCCAGACCTACCAGCCCTTTGCGAATCCATCAGCAGAGATCTCTTGATAGTTCTTTGTCCTTCTCTTCTCACTATGTCTCTTGTTGTCGCAAGATACACACAATGTTCTTAGGTTATTCATATCTAAGGCAAGCTCAGGAGCTTCTCTGAGAGGTTTAATATGATCAACCCTTGCAAGCCCCTTACCTCGAACATTCATTGAGCATATGACACATCTATGAGCGTCCCTTCTAAGGATTAAAGCCCTTACTCGATACCAATCCTTAGTCTGATAGAAGTTAGTAGTCATACCATTCACCCTCATTCATCCCACGATTGCCCATTAACCATTGATAACGAATATCCTTTTTCAGTAGGTCAATATTCTTTCTGTGTTTCTCGATAACGATCAGCTGGTTCACTAACCAGAGCCGACCTAATTCTTTTCTCTTACGCAAGAGATATCTAACCTCACATTGATGACGATATTGTTCTGATGTCTTGTCCATACTGATACCGGTTCCTAGTGGTTCCCATGTGGTTCCAATAAATACTCGGAACCAGATATAAAATACTGAATGTCCAGATAACAAATATTGAATTTGTTTCTGGTTCCATTCGGTATATTTAGGGGAGAACTAGTAAAAAGTGACACTTAAATGACCTCCAAATTTCCGATTTTTAAGTAGTCAATTCGCCCTTTTTTTGCGATATTTGATGGTAGTGGTTCCTTTATTAATTCGAAATTTAGGATCATTTGATTGATTACTTTTAAGCAATCAGCTCTTTTTAAGCCGGAAGCTTGAAAAATATCATTAGAAGAAGGGTAAGGAAGTGATTGCACCAGATCGGCAATTTTGTCTTTAATCAAATTGTCTCTTCTAACAATTTTTTCTTTTTTACGCTTCACCTCGACAGACATTTTTGGAGTCGTGTAAAAATAATTGACTTCCACAATCTCTCCGAATCTATTTTCCCCATGAAGGACATCTTCAATAGAGGTGAAAACAATCTCATCAGAAATCAAATTCACCCTTCTTTTAACGATTTTTAGAACTCGATCGCCCTTGTTATCCTTCTCATTCGAGGAAAGAACAGCTGTCCACATGGCATCGTCACCCCAAGCTCCTCCTCCTCTGGCTGAAAGATTGATCAATTCATCGACTGATAATCCTTTGGAGGTTTTTGTTAAATGAGCAATAATCCACACCGAAGCCCCACAATCGGAGTGAAATTCTTTGATTCTTGCCATATATTTTGAGACTTCGGAATTATCGTTTTCATTACTGAGATCGAAGTTTGCTGAAGCTGTATCGAAAATAATGAGAGGGAAGGAGATTTGATTTTCTGTATCTGCAAAAAAATAGGATTCCTTGAGAAGAGATATTATTTTTTCATGGCTGATTTTTTTTGATCTAAAAATGTGAAATCGCTTTTTTAGTTCTTGCCAAGTTTGATCACTCCATTTCAGCCGGCTTCTCATACCATTAAGGATGAGATTGATTTGTGAGTCATCTTCTGTGACAAATACTACTTGACGAGTTTGCTCGACCTCAATATCACACTCTGGAGATCTAAAGCCAGCAACAGCCAAAGCAAGAGGAACAATCGAGCTGGTCTTCCCTACTCCACCAGATCCGGCAATAATGCCGACACCTTCTGGGATAACACCATTAATCACCCATCTAGGAGCCTTTATTTGATCTTGAATCTCAACCCTTCGGAGAAAGAGTGAATCATCATCCACTCCATCAATTGCAGATTTCAGCTCTTCAAGGATTTTGTCTTGATCTATCATTAGCTTTGACCTCCAAATAAATCACCTTGAGGATTTTTCTTTTTAGAAATAACTGAAATAATGAGCCATGTATTTCGATGAGAGTTCATATTTCCGACAAAGAAGATATGTTCATAATTAGGATCGGTAAATCTTAGGTTATCCCATAGGTTTTCTGGTTTTTCTGGAAATTTTCTTAAGTATTCAAAGCATCCCCAATCACGAATTTGAAGATGATGACTTCCTCCTTCATCTGAAAAACGAACTCTAGGAATCATTTTTCTTAGGTCGGCTTCTTCTTCAAACAATGGGATCTGAGTTTCCTCCGATGGAGCTAATTCGGAAAAATTAAAACTATGAACATCTGGGACGATAATTCCTAGACTTTTTCTGTCTTGATTTAATTTTTGAATAGAAGGAGAAGACAAAGATTTTAAATATTCAAATTCTGAGTTTTTATCAACATCTCCGAGAATAATTTTTTGATCAATTTTTTCATCGTTTAATCGATAACTTTCAACTCGACTATCTTTTGAGGGCTTAATGACAGGGACTTGCAATTTCGACCAGCGAGGTATTCTTTCTCTAGTCCTTAATGGATAAATCCGAACAAAGCCATTAAGCTCCCTTGAATATCCAGCAGAACAAGCAACAAGACCATGCTGTTTGCTTTGCTCTGGGACTGTTCTACCTAACATCACAAAGTCTTCAAGAATCATTTAGATGACTCCTTCGCTAAAAAGTCCCCATGACATCTTTCTGGATAACACCAGCAGACAAGAACCTTTCCTTTTAGATTGCTTCTTTTTGCCAAAAGACTCGGCTTATAAGGGAAATAATGATTTTCGTAATTGTTGCAAACATCGTCCCTTGTGCCATCTTGAGGAAGCTCAAAAGGATTTCCCCATTCTGTATTTCGATCAATGAGTCGAAAGACATTATTTTCGATTGCCCATTGAATTAATTGATGATCTTTCGATTTGTTTGCGACAACTGTTTTTCCATCAAGAACAAGAAATTTTCTTTCTTGCTCAGATGTAGTCCAGCTCGATTTTTTACGCTCTTCAGCCTGTTCAATTTTCTTAACTTCTTTATGAGCTTGATTGATTGTGATCTCTTGCTTCTCTAAAGCTTTCTTAATCTCTGGAGTAGCAAGTCTTTCAATTTTTTTGACCTTGCCGATAGTATCTGAAGCAACTTTTGCGATTTTTGCAATTTCTTTCCGAGTGTTGATTGGATTAATCTGTTTTGCTGATATAAGCAAAACAGATTCAATCGGCTTTCTTACCTGATTCTCCTTTGCCACCTTCGCAATATTGTCTTCGAGCAGTAAAGCCAAAAGCGATCTTGAATAATTGCTTAAATTTCTCCTTCCTAATTGATTCTTAATCATCCATTGAATTGCTTCATCTCGATCCTTTAATTCAATCTCTTCAACCTTAAAATCAAGACCATGTTTCTGATAAATCGCATATCGATTATGACCATCAATAATCACTCCATTCCAGACCTTAATAGGATCAAATTTTTTTCCCTCTAAAACATTTTCTTCAAGCCGTAAAAGCTCGCTTTCTTGCAGAGCTGGGATTAAATCCTTAAACTCTTGATCAATTTTTAAATTCATTTTCTTCCTATCATCTGATTTATTTTGTCGATTTTGATAAGACACTCCATCAGACGATCGGACTCCACTTTTTCCCCTCGCTGGATTGCTTTAGCGACATGGAAGAGGACTAGACCTTCCATTGAGAGAATTTTGTAAGCTTCAGACCAGCTGATTTTTTGCCTAGTTTGATTCCTTGATTCACGATCTGGAAACAGATCTTCATAGCCTAGCCCTACACTAGAAAGAACCTCGCTCGCTGCACATTCAGCAAAGCAATGAATTAAAATTCGGCCATCTGGAAGTTCTTTGATACTGAGGGACTCGTTTTTGTCTTCGTGAGCTGGACAGCAAGCCATCCATTGCCCCTCTTTGGTTTTTTTAACCTTTTGAAGAGCGTTGAGGAGGTTTACAGCTGACATTGACAAATCCTTTATTTCGAGTCGAGGATTTGTCAGAATAACAAGTTTTATTTATTTCAGCAAGTTTGTCAAAAAAAAGACGTTTAAAACAATCTTGAGAAAAATGCAACAAAATTAAAAGAAATTATAGGAAATGTAACAAAATTGATTTAATATCTTGAAAAAATGCTAATGACTTGTTTTTTTATTTAGTAGATGATAGGAGGCTATGATGATATCTGCACTAAATCGCAATTGGTTCAAAGAAGTCCTTCAGTCGAAGAAGATAACACAGAGAAAATTGTCGGAGTTATTAAATCTTGATGAAGGAGCATTTTCTCGCACCCTCTCCGGTCTTCGAAAGCTCCAGCTTCACGAAGCGAAGGAAGTATCTAAGATCCTGGATGTTCCATTGATTGAGGTTCTTGCCCACTTTGGAGCTGAAGGAGAATATTCGAATGTCGTTCTGGTCGAATGGGTAGTTAATGAGGGATCCATTATGACAAAGCTTGCCAAGCCGGTCGAGCTTGAGCATGAATATGCTTCTTTGATCTCTGGAGTTTATTGTCAAGTTCGCAATGGCAAGATGTTAGATCGAGCGATTGCTGTTTTCAACCCTGTCAGCGATATCGTGATCGGACGCTTATCAGCGATCGAGGTTTCTGATGGGACTGTTGTGGTCGGCACCCTTCGCCATAACTACAATCCAAAATTTTATGACATTGTGACGAATGATGAAGTCATTGAGAACCAATTCATCAAGAATTGTTATCATGTCAAGGCACTCTTCCCCACCTAAAAATATTTTTTCCTTAGTTTTCAAATATTAACCCCACTTTTGTGGGGTTTTTTGTTGTTTCTTCAACTTTTTAACTTGACGATATCGCAAGTTTTAATTAAATTTGAGTCTCTTTCAACAATTTTGTGAGGACTCGACAAATGAAACAGTTTCATCTTTTATATGCTCATCGTGTTTCTGAGCTAATCAATCATAAGCCCAACAAGGAATTCTGGGTTTCCCTCTGGTGCCATCACATGAAGCTCTCGATCTCGGAGGGTAAATGAACCCAGAATCCTCTTTTTACCCTGACCTAGTCAAAGCTCTGGGGGAGGTGCCAAGCCTTGTTAAAAGTGGCTGGAACCCCCATCTGAAAACATCTTATCTCGCCCTCGAAGATATTTTGACAGCTGTGAAGCCTGTCTTTCTTAAGAACAACCTCGCCATCATGCAAGATTCTTGGACTGACGAGACGAAGCTTTGTGTTCAAACAGTTCTTGTTCACAGTTCCGGCAAGTCGTATCAGTCGAGCGTTCTCAAGTTTCACATCCATGACGCAAAGCCCCAGAATCAGGGGCAACTTTTAACCTATCTTCGCAGATACCAGCTGATGACATTTTTAAGCTTATCTGGAGGGGATAAGGATCTCGATTCAGTCGAACAGCCGGTCTCGAAAGCGATCACCAATGCTCAAGCCTTGAAAGCTAAGAAAGTCGAGGTCTTGAATGACGATATCTAATTTTCCTCAAGGGAGTTCGGAATGGTTAAGAGCTAGAGCCGGCAAGATCACAGCGTCAAACGCTTGGAAGATCATCGATAGGACTGCAAAGGGACTTCCCACAGCTGATCACACTAATTTCAAATTCAGCTTAGTGACTGAGCGTCTCACCGGAGAGCCTACTCCGACCTTCGTCAATGATGCCATGCGACATGGAACCAATACGGAACCAGAAGCCAGAGCCTTCTTTTCTGAGCTGTTCGATGTGACTGTCGAAGAGGTCGGATTTATCACTCATCCGGAATTTGACTTCATGGGATGCTCGCCAGATGGAATCATTGCCGGAGATACTTTGCTGGAGATCAAGTGCTTGACCACAAAGAATCATCTGGAAATGTTACTTTCTAAAAACCCTCTGAAGGATCATGTCCTTCAATGCCAATATCAGATGATGATCACCCAAACATCGCTCGCCCATCTGATTTATTACGATCCTCGCCTACCTCTCGAACTGCAATCCAAGATCTTCAGTCTTGAAGCTGATCCAGAGGTTCAAACCCTACTAAGAGATTCAGCGATTGCTCTGGATCTCGAAGTCAACAACATCATCAATCAACTCAAGGAGTGTATTTAATGGCATATGAATTCCGAGCTGGTCAAGCCAGCCTGTTTAAAAACGACAATCGCACAGCTGAGAATAATCAGCCTGTTTATCGAGGTGAAGGCATGGATCTCAATGGGAACATGATTCGCCTGTCCCTCTGGAAGAAGACCTCTTCTACCGGCAAAGAGTATCTTTCGATCTCGATGCAGCCGAAGGAAGATAAGCCAGCTTCAGCCCCAGCTCAAGCTCCGGCACCGGCAATCGATGACGATATCCCTTTCTGAAGGAATCTGAAAGATGACGATCCCTATAGTCAGCCATCCAAAGCTCCTAGCAAGCGAGAGCAAGAGAAGAAGCAGAAGATTGATGAATCAGTCCGGCAGCTCAAGTTCTTTCGAGATAACCGATAGCAAGTTCTCAATTGCTTTCAATGGGGGACTCGTCTTCTTTCGTGAATATCCCACACCGAACAACATCCAGGATCTCAGAAGAATGATGGATGTTTTAACTGACTCACTTATCGAGGAGCAATTATGAACCACGATTCACCGACCAGAATGGAAATGTTCGTCTGGTCTTGTATTTTTATCAGTATTTTTGTAGGTCTTTATTTTGCTGGAGTCATTGTAAGGAGTATTTTTCTATGAATCCGACAGCTCAATATCTCATCGAGAAATATGGACTTGTGATGGACGCTCATCAGGTCGCTGAAGCCATTGGCATGAGTCACAACTCCTTCTCAATCCATCGCCACAAAGGGAACAAGAATCTCCCTGTCATGTCTAAGCGAGGATCAAAGCTGGTCACTTCAGCCTTAATCGTTGCGAAATACATTGATTCGATGGGCCAGGAGAAGCCATGATCAAAGTCATCAGAAGGATTTCATTTCGCCCTCTGAGACTAATGATCTGGAGCCTGTTCTTCGTCTTTTACTTTTATCCGATCTGGATGATCAAAGCGAGATTGCATAAAAAACAAGGGCATCGGATTGCCCTTGCTGTGAATCAATTTATGTGGAGTGAACATGATAAAAAAGAAAATTGCTAGACCAGATCCAAAGGGATCAGCTTTGCTCTGGGATCCTAAATGGACTTATGTTCCAAGTGTCAAGACTGACATTCTCGCAAGATTCAAGGCAATGAATTGGACACCTCCTTCCTCGAAGGAGAATCATTCTTGAATGAGTTTCTTAATCGATGGCACCCAGAAATATTTATTTTGATCCTCATGGGGATCTCTGGGTTCATTCTTTTGATTGCCATCTTGCTATTCCCAGAACAGAAAATGTATGACTGCTCGCTTGCTGAGATCAGTCCTGATTTTCCTATTGAAGTGAAGCAAGCTTGTCGTGAAGCTAAAAGGATGAAGCGATGAATATTTTAGGGATAGATTGTGGTATGTATGGAGCTTTTTGTGTGTATAACACCGACACAAAGGGGATTCTGATCTGGGATATGCCGGTTCTTCAAGTTATTGAAGGAGGAAAGAAGATAAATCGAGTGTCTCCTTATGAAGTCGCTCTGTCTTTATCTGGGATTCCGATTGATCATGCTTTCGTTGAAAAGGTCGGTTCAATGCCGAATCAAGCAAGTCAATCGACCTTTAATTTTGGAGTGTCAGCTGGTGTCATTCATGGGGTTCTAGGAGCGTTAAAAATTCCTATGACATTAATAACACCTCAGAAGTGGCAAAAAGGAATGAGTGTTCCTAAAGGTAAAGATGGATCAAGACAAAAAGCTCAAGAACTTTTTCCAGAGTTTGCTAAAAGCTTTTCAAGAGTCAAAGACGATGGACGCTCGGACGCTTGCTTGATCGCATTATATGGAGCTTATCTCTTGAGGATAGGAGAAGCATAAGGATTAGCATTGAGAAAATGAGTGCAAGTCTAGCATGAGCAAAGCTCTGTAAAGTGGGAGCGAAACAGAACTTTTTTTCGCCCATGCTAGACTTTTTTTTATTGGAAATGAGAGTAAGTTAAACCGTTTTGCAATCCACGTTGACCTAAGTTTTGGTTAGCATCAAACATAATATCGTTGCCAACTTTGATTGTGCTAGTGATACTTGAATCAAGAGCAGAACCAATATTGCTGACGTTGATCAAGCTATTCTTAACTTGGTCAAGATTATTGCGTTTTGTAGCCCAATCTTGTGAACTGTTAAACGTAGCAATGTCAGCGTTTACGCTTGTCTGTGGAGCAACCCAATTACCATCGACAAAACGAGTCGCACCATCAACTTGTGACAAGAAAGCGTTAATTCCACTTGTGCCATAGTTTATAGAACTAGCAAAATAATTGCCGATACCATCGACTAAATTCCATACTGCCGTTTGATAGTTGGCTTCATTCTGATAAGTCAAACTTGTAAATTGTGGAACGGCTGAAGCTACTGACAAGCCTTGTGTTAGTGTGCCAGCACTATATGTTACTTGATATGGCTTTTCGTTAATCGTGTCGATTGGCTTGATCTGAATAGCCAAGTTTACGTCATTGGCAAGCGATGGAATAGGATTGTATCCTGAGTAACCGAAAGCGTTGCCAACTGCGTTTGCTGATTGCACAAGTGGACTAATCAGTTGAGGGGCAGTATACGTTGGAAGTGCTGAAGGTGCAGTAAATTGCACACCACCAGCGTGGGCTTGAGAGACTACTGATACTACGGCTAATGCTAAAAGTTTCTTTTTCATGGTGCTTTCCTTAATTTAGGGTTGGGTTGTGCTGCTTAACTTCGCCAACAAATCAGGCGAATTTTTTATGCGTGATTCCATGATTTTGACTTCACGCTGATATTTTTTAAATTCAGATTCAATGCTAGAAATATCTTCATTCTCAGATTTTGCAACTTCGATTTCTGCAAGTAAATTAGAGGCTTTATCACGCACAATCATAAGATAAGCAATAGGGCTTTGAGTTCGGATGGCTTCTTTAATGGACTCATTAGACATAAGAAGTCCGATGGATGCGTTTACGAATCCTAATTCTTTTAAGCGTGCTGAGTTTTTAAGTAGAACGCAGTTATCATCGACCACAGTTCGACCACCTGATATGCCATAACCAAGCATACTAAAGGCTCCCGATTGTGAACCCAAGCAAATATCTGAACCGTTAGCAACGAGCATTGGAGCACTCATAGATGGAACGGTAGTTACTTTAGAAGTAGTATCAGCATTTTGATTTAAATTGTAATTTCCTGTTCCACCAGCAATAGTGGTCGTGGAGTTATTATTTTGCTGGCCAATGGCATTTCCAAGCAAGGCTGAAAGCCCACTTGTCATTTGCGTTGAACCAACATTTGAGGAGTTTTGATTGACCGTTTGCCCTATGGCAAAACAAGGCACTAGAAAAACTAGAAGGAGCGATTTCATAAGGTTTCCCACTTATTAAATTGGCTCCCACCATGTCAATATTCTAACAAATTTTTTTTAAAATTTGTTGACTTTCTCTTGTTAAATTATCCCAGCTGATCAGCGATCTTTTCGGTTTCTGGTTTATAGTAAGTCATCAACTCATTGAGCTTTTTGTGGCCGGTCATCTCAGCGAGATCCAGGATCTGGAGCTTCTTTGCCAGCCGAGTGACTGCCAGATGTCGAGTCATGTGGAAATTGAAGTCAAGCTTCGCTTCGTCCCTGATCTCTCGGAACTTACTGTCCAGCTGTGACTCATTCATTGCGAACAGCTCCTCAGTCGGAAGCAGAGCCAGAAGCTCCATCGCTTTTTTGGAAAGAGGGACATTCCTGTCTTCTCCGTTTTTCGTGTCATAGAGCTTCGCAGTTCGTCCCACGATATCGGATTTTCTGAGCTTGCAGATTTCACCTAGTCTCATCGCTGTTTCAATGGCAAAAAGAAAAGCGATTCCAGCTCGATCCCTAGTCGTAGCACTTGAATCAGTATAGGGGATTTGCTTCAAGAATTGTTCAATTTCAGCGTCAGATATCAGCTTCTTTTTTCTCTTGGAATCTGGAGGTCTTTTGACCTTCTCAGAGGGGTTCCGGTCGAGGATCTGCCACTCTTTCACGCAATGTCCAAAGATCGAGGACAGGAGCGTCATTTCACGCTTACAAGAGCTTCCTTTTACTGTCTTGAGTCTTTCATCACGAAAGTCAATAATCGTCTTGGAGTCGATTTCTGAGAGCTTACAATCGAACCTCTTTTCCTTGAGCCAGCGATTGATTGTTATCGTCTCGAATCTGGTTCCCTTCTTCGTGACCGAGACCTCATCTCTGTATTTTTCGAGGACTTGCTCCATTGTCCATCGATGCGAGTCATCTGGACTCATTCTCATATCAAGCTCAGTTTGCTTTGACCATTGTTGAGCTAAGAATTTTGTATCAAAAGTTTTCGAGGTTCTTCTATTGTTAACATAGATATGAGCCTTCCATTTTCCTGATATTGTCTTTTCAAAATATGCCATCTTCAACTTTCTTAGTGGGGATTCTGGGGGAGTGCTTTAGAAACTCCAAGAAAGTCTAACAAATTTATGCAAACAAATCAACAACTTAAAAAATAACCATAAAAGCCATATAAATAGGAGCGAAGCCTTTGTAAGTTATTGATTTTATAAGGCAAAAATTGAAGAATTAGAGATTAATTTTGATTCTAGGTCGGGGAGCCATTTATGGCTAAAAAGTCCTTTAAAATCAAAGGCATATATATCAAAGTGGGGAAAAAAGAGTAATCGCAAAAATAAGGAGGGGATCTACATCAGTCTTCTCTGGATCGTGAAGGAGCGAACTCCTCCAGAGATGGTCGAGAGATCCCCTGATATTATTTCGGCATCTTCTTATTAATCAGATTCAGCCATGTTCCATCCGGACAGACATCTTGTCCCTGTGGAGCTGGAGCGTAATGCCCCCCCAAAGCTGTGCAGAGTTTTTCTTGCTGCCCTGTCACACTTGCTCCAATGGTTAAGACTGCCATTGCGATCAAGCTTCCCACTACGGTCACAGCTGTTGTCATTCCATCCATATACTTCCCCTTTCAGTTAAAAAACTATTTTTTCTCTTCAGCTTGTGCCGGAGTAGAAATATCATTGCTTCTCGCTCCAACATCGCACTTCGCAAAGACGCAAACAATCGAAGTGTCTCCGACATTCGGCTGTTGTTTAGGCATTGCACAAGAAGCTAATAAAACGACTGCAAATAAGATGAGTGATTTCATGGCAAACTCCTCATAAATTCAGTTATATCTGTTTTAATCATTATTTGACCTTCTGCGTTTTGTAATTCAACACCATTTGCTAAATTATTTTTGAACTGTTGATAATCTGCGTTATCAGGTGCAAAAGGAATGCAAGTGTTGTCTGCCAATCTAATAACAGAATTTGTTTGACTATTAATTGTAAATAATTTATACATTTTATAACTCCGCACTAAGAGTAAAATACGATTGATTAGCCTGATAAACAGCACCTACTGTTAAATCAGTAAAGTTAGGCAAAATATATTGCCCACCATTAAATGAATTACTTGCTATACCAGCACCTGCCGATGATTGGTCGAGGTTTTCCAATCCATTTCCAATCTGAATATTTGGTGATGCTTTTATTGATGGTGTTGCTCTCATTGGTTGAAAATGAGTAATTGAAACACCTAACTGCGTTGTAAGCACAGCAATTCCAGTGTAAAAATTGTAAAGTTGATAATAACGATTACAAAGTTGCAACTCAGTTCCAATGCTACGAAAATCAAATGATGTTGCCTGTTTGCCCAATTCTAGTTGAACCTTAGTTAAATAAAATGCACCTGTTGTTTGATTGGGAACTGATATGGCTATTTGAATTCCGTTTTGTGCATTTAATGGCAAATTGATTTGGGTGCTATATGTATCTATTGATAAATTTCCACTTGCAGGAATAGACCATGTTCCTGTTGCTACTTGTGTTGCAGTCGAAAAATTATCTTTTGTCGTATTTGCATAAACTGTCCAAGTTGCAGTTTTTGCTACTGCATTGGCTAAATTAGCAGATAGAGTTACCGTTTTATTTGCTAAATCATAACAATTAGCAGATTCTATTCTTTGATAAACCCCTAATGTGGTAACCCCTGTTGCACCTGTTAATTGTAAATATTGGACAGCATTAGCCGTATCGTATTGTTGTCTACCTGAAGAATTAGCACCCATTGAATAAGCAACCCATCTATCTAAGCAATAACCACCTGTAGGAGTAATTGTAAATATTGCACCAGCATTTCTTTGGTCTATAACCATAGCACCATTAATAATACGATTCTTAAAGCCAAATGTATTAGGTACATTAATTGTGTCGGTTGAATCCAATGTTGGCAATGTCAACTTGCCTGTCATCGTGTCGCCAGACTTTTGCACATACTTTAAATCAACAGGCAATCCAATCACCCCATTAATTACAGAGCCAATTTCAACATCATTCACACCATCAAAAATATATAAAGTGCAATTCCCTTGAGCATCATATTGAGTCCATAATCCTCCTCGCTCAATATTTAGGGGACGATTCAGCCCAGCATTATTGCTCATGATTGTGTTATAGGTTCGATTCAGAATGTCAGCCAAATCAACTCCAGAGGTAGTCGCTGGGTTAATTGGATAATCATTCGGATTCACCTGACTTTTATTTTTTATATTAGACATTGTTTTCCTCAAATTGAATAAGTTCTCTCTTTTCCTTGCCCACGAACAAGGATGTCAACCTTGCCGGAAACAGGAGTCTGGTCGAGAACATTAACCAGCGATAAATCAAATCCTAATCGGTTCTTATTTGTTGTCACAGCTCGAACAGGAGAGTCATTTCCATCAATGCTGACTGCAACTGCAATCGTGTCAAACATGAAAGCCGGATCAAATACAATGCGTTGACCAACCGAAGGAATGACTTGATCATTGACCGACCAGATACGATCAGTCACATCAATCTTTACTGAGCCATCTGTCACATAGGTTTTAATATTTGGTGACTTAGAAAATACCCTTAATCTAAATTGAATAATTCTGCCGGTCACATCGCCCACAGCTGAAATAATTCGCCATTCAGTAAATTGCCCTGTTGTGCCAAGAAGATTAGGAAGTCCCTGTAAGTCAGCCCAATCACTCATAAAGTCATTCTGATCAATCGCTCGATACTCAAGCCAACAATCCCATAATTGAGGATCTACATAAGCCATTTCTGTAGGATTAATTCTGTTGTAATGCCATCTTGTTCCTTGCTCCCCCTCGCCATGAGCTTGAATATAGCTTGAGACTCGCACCTCATACACCTGATCAAAAACAACATCATTCTCAAAGTAATACACACCCTCTGGATAAACACTTCCAAATTCACCCTCTGAACAAATGTAAGTTTTCCCAGCAAGAACATCGCTCATGTGCTTCACTTCACTTAATTTTTTCCACGCTGAAATGAATGGATCTTCAGTAACAAGTCCTTTTTCTAAGTGATTGAGAACACCGTTCCAGCCGGTATCAGCATCATCAACCTCAGTCACTAATTCAATGTTCGGCAATGACTCAACTGTTGTTCTTTGGAAAGCAACCTCTGATTGATTGTCAGATGAGTCATAAGCCATAATCATATAAGTGCCAGTTCTCGCCCCAGAAGTTAATCTGTTCACATCCCAATTTGTAAAGCCAACTAAAAGAGAATTTGTCCAATCAGGGAATAAGAATTCTGGAGTGAACCTGATTTCATATCTTATGAGGTCAGGTTCATTTGATAATTGCCAAAAAATTGAAACTTGCTCCGATTGAATATTGACACCAAAATTCTGAGGTTTTTCTGGTGGAATAGTATCTGCGATTAACTCAACAGATATTTTCTTTCCTTTGCCAGCGAGACCACTTGCAGAAATTGGAATACATTCAAATTCAACATATTCGCCAACCCATTGCAAATTTTGCAAAATGCTATAAAGCTGATAAAAAGAATACGATCTTGAATCGCCAGCGAAAATTGTTTTTCCATCTGGGTTTTTTACATAAATATCTGTATGATCATAATTAAAGCCCAATATATCCCACTTCAATCTAATTTGATTAACAGGGTATCGCGAGGGATAAATCAGCGTATTTAAAGCTTCTAAATTGATTAACTCTAAATCAGTCGTATTGATTAAATCATTGCCATAGTCCGGATTCCAAGCCGGTATATCACCGGTGTCAGCTGTGTAAACCTCCGGCACATATTTGACCAAAGCAATCTCAGCTGTCAGATCTCGATTCGGATGAATTTCGGTGACAATATATGGATTGACTACTCGATCCAATTGCCCCATGACAATCAAGTCATCAGGATTAATCTCGCCAACAGCGTCAATCGTATAAATGATCTGTCCATCTTGAGGAGCTGTTGCTAAGACTTTTCCTGTTTTAATCGAGCCATCAGATAA